GGGGGCTCGGGAATTGGATCAAAACAAGGCCATTGCAAGCCATAATGGCGCGTTTCACACGCCACAGGCCAGTTACCAGCACTAGGGCAAAAATTTACCACCTTAAATGACGCCTCAAGACAACTCAAGGTCTTCAACCGAATCCGTCTTGACTGTCGCCATCTAATTATAGGCATAGGTGGTGGAGGTGGGGTCGGGAGATTCACCAGCCGAACTGGCTGAACTCCGGGTCGGGGTCCATAAACCACGGTCGTCGCGGTGGCCCCTCCAGGGCTTCCCGCGGTGCGTACACCCACGACCCTCTCAACCGGGCAACCCGCCTTGGCAGACGGGGAACCCCGAAAGGGCAGCGGGCGAGTGGCAATTTCTCGCCCTAATTTCACAGGTCGGACCTCCTCTCCTACAAAACATGCACAGCCATAGCCTGAACATATCGTACAGAGCTCCAGCGGCGGCGCAGAAGCGGATGAAGACGATGATCCGACTTTCTTACACCACACTTTTGGAACAGCGTGGTGACAGAACTTCTTACATTCTTTAGCCTGGCAGCGTATCTGCAAGAGTTGCTGTGTGAGTCCACTGGGTGGAGCATTCACCAGTGGAGTTGGTGGGGGTGGTGCCACGGGTACAGTAGGTGCCGAGGGGGTGGGCACTAAAGCCGCACGCGCTTGCTCATGAGCTATAGCCAAACGTTGATCCCGTTCGACATCATACTCAACATCCTCCCAGGCTTCACCTTCCATATTCGCGTCACTGATTGCTTCCTGAACCTTGCGATCATAGTTGGCGCGCATGGGACGTGGCTGATATTCTTTCCGGGGGTTCTTACTTTTCTCCTTATTCTTCCCCCGGGATTTAGTTTCCTTCTTCCCCCCACCGGAAGAAGGTTTGTGTTGTGGCCCAGGCGTGCCACCTTTCTTTCCAGATGCACGTTTTTCTAAGCCCCGGCCCCAACCTGGGTTGGGTTCGATACCCTCCCGCGTTAAATCATCGGGGGGGGTAAACTGCGGTGGCGCCCAATAGGGCAATTTCCAACCTGGAAAGCTTGTCTCTCGTTTGAATTCTTCATCCAGGCGCCACCATTGTATCAGCTGATCGTGGGCATATGTCCACCAGTCACACAGACCCTCAATAGTCGTGGGCCTTCTTATGGACCCCTTCACAAAAGCGATCAGCGGTTCTCCTGGCCCCACTGAAGGGTGCACAAGGATGGGTCGCGGACAAAGGTTGATATGCTTCTCAACCAGTCGGTAAACCTGTTCGGGAACACCGAAGTAGTTCATGCCCGACCACGTAACATGACGACCATAATTTTTATAGACCCAGGTCTTGTCGTCAACACCATCAACCCAATGTGCC